GATTGGCACGCTGGTGTCGCAGGTACAACCTACGGCAACCCTAAACAATCTGATGGTTTCAAAGAAGTAATGTCTAAAGTGCAAAAAGCACATCCGCGATCAAACCTGAGTCGGTTTACTTAATATGCCAAGAGCCAGAAAGCGAAACACAACTAGCAATCCTGTACCATCTAACATGAGTGCTAAACAAATTAGAAGAAAGAAACCGATTGATAAGTCCTACATGGTGCCTATCAGTCCACTTACTCCTAATCAAGAGACTGTCTTTGAGCAGTATGCTGAAGGACAGAATATTCTTCTGCATGGTGCTGCGGGTACAGGTAAAACTTTTATCACTTTGTATCTTGCTTTGCAGGAGGTACTTGACGAAAACACACCTTATGATAAGATATACATTGTAAGATCTTTAGTTCCTACAAGAGAGATTGGTTTCCTTCCTGGTGATCATGAAGATAAATCAGCACTTTATCAGATTCCATATAAGAATATGGTAAGATATATGTTCAGTATGCCTGACGATAATTCGTTTGAAATGCTTTATGACAACTTACGAGCCCAAGAAACTATTTCGTTTTGGTCTACTTCTTTTATTCGTGGAGTTACTCTTGATAATGCTATTGTTATTGTCGATGAATTCTCAAACTTGAACTTCCATGAACTAGATTCTATGGTCACTCGCATTGGTGAGGACTCTAAGATCATGTTCTGTGGTGACATCACTCAATCTGATTTAGTTAAAAGCAATGAAAAGAATGGAGTCTCAGATTTCATTCGTATTCTTCAAGCAATGCGCGAGTTTACTTGTGTTGAGTTTGGTATTGATGACATCGTTCGTTCTGGATTAGTAAAAGCATATCTTCTTACTAAGTACAATTTAGGTTTTTAATGTTTAATTTTATTAATGTAAACCTCACCGAACATGTTGAGGTTGATCCTGTGACTCGCAATGGGACTAGATTTTATCCTATTCCTGGTGCAGATAAATATTATCCGAGTGTTACTTCCGTCACATCGTTTAAGAACGCTCAGTTCTTCAAAAAATGGAGAACTAAAATTGGTGAAACGGAAGCAAATCGAATCACTGCTAGAGCAACACAAAGAGGAACTGCATTCCATTCCATCACTGAAGATTATTTCAATGGTGTGTTGGATTTAAACAAATACTTGGAAAACAATCCATTATCTGTTAGAATGTTCCAGTCTGCAAAGTCTACGTTAAATCGTATCAACAATATTCATTGTTTAGAGACTTTTCTTTACTCTCATTATCTCGGTTTAGCTGGTCGTGTAGACTGCATTGCTGAGTTTGATGGTGAGTTGGCAGTAATCGATTTCAAGACCTCAACAAAAGAAAAAAAGGAAGATTGGGTTGAACATTATTTTGTTCAAGAGACTGCATATGCAGCAATGTTCCTTGAGCGTTCAGGTCTGGAGGTAAAGAAAATTGTCACACTTATCGCCACTGAAGAGGGCACTATTCAAGTATTTCAGAAGTACAATCTTGATGACTATTTACAATTACTCAAATCCTATATTGAAGAATTTGTTAGGGGAACCACAAATGCCTGAGAAACATTTAGAGGATAAGTTTCTAACGCCCATCAAATTTTCTCAAGAGATTGAGCGTTTGGTTAAGCGTAGCAACGGTCTCATTTCATACATTGAAGCAGTCGTAACTTACTGCCAAGAAAATGAAATTGAGATTGAAACTGTTCCTAAACTAATGTCAAAACCACTAAAAGAACGCTTGCGACATGAAGCAGAGCGTCTAAACTATATGAAGAAACGATCTAAAGGAGTCTTGCCACTGTGACTGGTTATGAAGTGTACAAAATGTATCTGGCATTACGAATGCACTTCACCAACGATAAGTATGATTATGTAAAGTATAGAGGTAAAGTAAATGTCTCTGAAAAAGCATTTGAGCAAAGGCGTGATCGTTATTTCTTTAAAAAATTAGCAACAAGGTATAGTCAGGATCAAATCCTAAATTACTTTGTTGCTAATTTTATGAGTGATCCTGGTGGATATATAAAGTCTTTTAGTAATGACAACTACGAGAGATGGAAAGCACAACAAGAATCGTTTTGTTATAAATTCAGACAGGATGTTGATCTCTTGTTAACATATTATGAATCACCTTATCAAGATAAGTTCGATAAAATATTTGAAGTAAAGGAAGGATCACATCCTCCTCTTCTTAGGCATTATCTTTCTGGAGAGATATCATTAGAGACACTAGTTGTATTTGAGACATGTTTAAGATATATTGGAAAGTTTGATAAAAAATTAAAGGATCCAATTTGGAAAGATATTAGAAAGAAGGTGTTAAATTATAAACCATTTTTAGATATTGACTGTTCCAAATATAGACAAGTAATATTAACCGTCATACGAACAAAGTTATGAGTAATTTTTTTAAGTCCGAACAAGTGCAAACAAATTTGCATGATATTTTCAATACCTACCAGGAAATTGCAAATATGACTCCACAACTTGCTACCATGAACAAGCAAGAAAAAATAGATCATATTGAAGATTGTAAGAATCTTATCGATAAACAAAAGACTTTTTATGGTAGACTATGCCTTGCTGCAGCAGAAGATCCTGAAGCAGCAGACATGAAGACAAGAATCAATGCATTGTCAAATGCATTTGGTTATAAAGACCTTGCTGAGTGCATGGATGCTATGGTGGAGACACTTGAAGCAGCGGCACAACGCGAGGTTGACTAAGACTACATAGTATGCTACGATGATCTAGTAGCAAACAAAACACACACTCAATACGGAGAATACAAACATGTCATTTGCCTCGCTTAAGAAGGCGTCATCTAAAGGTGATACCTTTGCAAAACTCACCCGAGAGATTGATAAACTGAGTCAGCCTACTGCTGCTGGTTCTTCTGCCGACGAACGTTTCTGGAAACCTGAACTTGATAAGTCTGGTAATGGATACGCAGTCATCCGATTCCTCCCTGCTCCTGATGGCGAAGATATGCCTTGGGCGAAGGTCTGGAGTCACGCATTCAAGGGTCCTGGTGGACAGTGGTACATTGAGAACTCTCTCACCACTATTGGTAAGGATGATCCTGTCGGTGAAATGAATCGCGAACTGTGGAACAGCGGTCGTGATAGCGATAAGGAGATCGCTCGCGCTCAAAAGCGTAAACTCTCCTACTACAGCAACATTTACGTTGTTCAAGATCCTGCTCATCCTGAGAATGAAGGTCGTGTCTTCCTTTACAAGTTTGGTAAGAAGATCTTTGACAAACTGGTTGAAGCAATGCAACCTGCATTTGCTGACGAATCACCTATCGATCCGTTTAACTTCTGGAAGGGTGCTGACTTCAAACTGAAGATCCGTAAGGTTGATGGTTACTGGAACTATGATAAGTCTGAGTTTGCTGCACCTGGCACTCTTTCTAACTTTGATGATGACAAACTGGAATCTATTTGGAAAGAAGGTAACTCTCTGGCAGAGTTTGAAGATACTAAGAACTTCAAGTCTTATGAGCAACTTACAGCACGTCTAAATCTAGTTCTTGGCAGAGGTGCTTCATCAGCACCTCGTGTTGATGAGTCTGAAGAGGAAGTCTTTGCTGCTCCTGTTGGTGGTTTCAATGATGCTGATATCACAGGTCTTCGTGAAAGTGCAGTTGCCGCTTCTCCTGTAGAAGACGAAGAAGATACTCTATCTTATTTTGCTAAACTCGCTGAAGAAGACTGATGAAAGTTTTACTTGCCACTCTAATGCTACTCTCTGCTTTACCTGTTAATGCAGAGAGTATTGGTGACCGAAGCAACCGTCAAGCATATCAATCTCAAAGAGGATATGCCTCGGAAAACAAATGCTATCGTAAAGAATATCGCGAAGAGTATATTCCTGGAACATCTAACTCTCCTGGATATGTTTCGTCATATAGAGAGCGAGTAGAAGTTGCTTGTAATACCAGAAACTATCCGCCCACCAATCAATCTGAAGTCGGCGGAACTGATGATAACTCTTGCATCGAAGGTTCAATCTTAGGTGGCATTGCTGGAGGTGGAGCAGGTGCTGCTCTATCTCGTAAAGAAGGACGCCTCTGGGCGATCCCTCTTGGCATTGTCAGTGGAGCACTGGTAGGATGTCAGGTTGATGGGGGTTAAAACGAAATTCGATTTTTGATTCCCTGAAACGGCGGAAAAAATCTCCGCCAAAAAATCATTCAGTAAAGTTTTCTGGAAATTGACTCTCCAATAAAATACGAAATAAGTTACTCTTTAAATGACCTAAGTTAACTTGTTCATAAGAATCACCACCAGGCCATTTATCTAAATGGAAACAGACGGACTTGTAAATCAATTCAAGTCCGTCTTTTGTTATGTCTAAATTTATACTGCTGTTATTAGTATCCACCGCTGTAACCCGAAGAAGAACTTGGAGGAGAACTTGAAGAAGAACTTGAGGAGGAACTTGGAGAATAACTAGTACCTCCAGAACTACTACTTGTGGTGCTAGTAGTATCAGATGCTGAAGCACCACTACTAGTCGTTGTTGATGTAGTTGTACTTACAGATGTAGCAACTCCAACACCAAATCCTGTTGATGGTCCATCATTAAATGTGACCTCTCCACCAGTAGTTAACTGTGATTGGATAGCACTAGCAAAACTGACTGATCCAGTATTATTAAGAAATCTGGAACTAATATTCATTACTGTTTTTTTATTATTTGCATTATCAAGTTCATTATGAGGAGCATATGCAACCAAATCTTCAAATTCTTCAACCATAAGTTCTACCATATTATTGATAGGAAGTAAAATTTGTCGTTTTACTTCATTTTTAAAATACTCATATTCGTAATTATTTACTGGATATATTGATTCTTCTGCTGTTTTTACAGTTCCATCTGGCATTATGACTCTCCAGTTTTCATTAACTTCAATGCCTTCTTTAACCAGTGTTGTTATACCATCATCAAGCATAATTTCGTTAGTTTCCCAATGGTGAATACTGTCGCTTTTACCAGAATATTTTTCATTCACATAATTTACTAAGTGGTCTTCACTTTTTGGCCACTCTTCATATACGTCAATAATGTCATTAACTAGAAGAATTGTCCAGTCCATATATGGATCATCAAATAATCTTGAAGCAATCATAGCAGGAGTTTCACCAGTTTGAATCGAATACGACTCAAAAAGAGTTGTGTATTGATTTAGATCGGGTCTTGCTCTAACTTTTCTAAAAATATTTTTAACCAGGCGATATTTAAATGCCTCGTCGTCTCTGACACCCTCTCCAACATATACATTAGGAAAATAAGAAAAATATCCTGCCATTTTAGAATCCCTCTGAAATTTGTTGCTGAGTTACAAGTTGAGTTTCTGTAAATCTAATAGTTACATTGACTGCAGGAACTTGTAGGGGTTTATCATCTCCAGTACCAAGATTGTTATTCTTGATAGCATTATATTGACCATCTGGAGTATAGTTCACATCAATTCCAGTACAAACTGATGTATGCATCTTATAATGAAGATCTTCACTATCACCCATTTTTTTACCATCAGGACTTAAACGAACAAATTTAATGTCAAATTTATCAGGAACCTCAAAGAAGCGAGCAGGTTTTCCCTTTTTGGCATCTCCATATATCGGTAAAGCACCTTGTTTCAAATATTTAATAATATTGTGAATTTCTTGAGATTCTCTCTCACTACGGGCAAACATTTTAAATGTAAAATTATGAGTCCTAAAGTTCATATTGCTGAACAGTTGTTCGGAGTAAGGATTGAATATCTTTCCCTGAGTTAATGCTTGTAGTGCATTAGTATCCGCATTACCTGCTAATCCTAAGGCATTGGCAGCACCCTGAGCAACTTGTGCTAGTGCTCCAGTTGTAAATTCTGGTAATGCCGAACTTGCTGCTGTTTGTAATGCATCAACAATACCCTCAACACCTGATGCCTGCAAACCTTCTGCCATTGCCATTCCAGCAACACCCATATCAACTTTACGATATGTTGGTGAATATGCTGCTTGAATGTTTTGCGGCATAGCAATATATACTCGCTCTCGATTCTTTTTTACAGAAACCTTATTATTAGGAACGTTTAAACCATAATAACTAGTACTGTTGTCATCATAATTTATTCTTTTTCTTTGAAACATTACATAGTCAACCATCTGAGTAGGATTATCTACTGCCTTTTTACCTGATACGGGTGCTTGTAGTGGGTAACGATATATTGCCAAGATAACCCCTAAATACTATGTGACCTCTATGTATTTATGAGATATCAAGGTAAGTATCGTGTTTCCTTTCCGAGGAAGTACAAAGGTGATTCAAATAATGTGGTGTATCGCTCCTCTTGGGAGTATAAATTTATGAAATGGTGCGACATTACTCCCTCTGTAGAGGAATGGGGTAGTGAAGAGATTATTATTCCTTATGTTTCTCCTGTCGATGGAAGACGACATAGATATTTTCCAGATTTTTATGTAAAAATTGCAAGGAAAAAATATTTGGTCGAAGTGAAACCTTTTAAACAAACCAAAGAACCAAAAACTCAAAAACGAAATACTAAGAGATATATTAATGAAGTTGTGACTTATGCTGTAAATCAAGCAAAGTGGAAAGCAGCAACTGAGTTTTGTATAGATAATGGTTGGGAATTTATGTTAATCACAGAGAAAGAACTTAAAATCTAATGGGCATCCCAAATAAACAGAACGCAAGATATAATTCATTTCAGGAGTTTTTGTCTCAGACTAAAGGCAGAGACAACTCTATTAGTTTTACCAACTTATTCTCTGTAAGATTTTCTACACCACCTATGATGCGTCAAGGTAGTGGTAATGTTGCAAGTCCAAGGATGCAAGTTGAGACAGGCGATTTAGATTGGTTGCTTGATTTTTATGCAGATACTGTAAATCTTCCAAGCAAACAGATTACTACTGCACAAACACCTTATGTTGGAGCACCATTCAAGTATGCAACAAATACAGCATACAGTCAGATTAGTATAAACTTTAGAATGCCACGCTCTCAATACTCAAGAAATTTCTTTGAGAGATGGACAACTATGATGGCGAGTGATAGTGAGCAATATACAAGGTATTATCAAGATTATACTTGTCCCAGAATGTATATTTACAAATGGGAAAGAGGTGGTGGAGATATAGCAGTTAGTGATCCTAAGATGATTCGTGCTATAAGACAAAATGGAGGTGCAAGTCTTTTGTTAGCAAGAAAGTATCAATTGACTGCTGCATGGGAACTTCAGAATTTATATCCATATAATATTGGTTCTGTTCAATTAAATAATGCTCAAGCTCAGTCAATGACTTTAAATGTAGGTTTTTATTATGAGAGGTATCGTTTCTTTACTGCTGGTAAGTTCGATGATCCTGGTCTATTGAGATCAGTTACTGTTCCTGCCAGACGTGATAATAATACAGATAAAGAAACTTCAAGGAATAGTTCTGATTTTGCTAGTAATCTATTTTCTGGGTTCCCACTATCATCTGGGAATTTTGCCTAAATACAATTACTGATGTGAATCTCTATGGCATTACCTAAGTTAAATGTACCTAAGTACAAACTAAAACTACCCTCTGATGGTAGAACGGTAAATTTTAGACCCTTTTTGGTAAAAGAAGAAAAACTTCTTCTCCTCGCTACAGAAACTGGTGAGCAAGATAGCATTGTTACCGCAATCAAAGACATCATCAAAGAATGTACAGATATTGCGGATGTAGAAAAACTTGCCACATTTGATATTGAATTTGTTTTTTTACAAATTCGAACAAAGTCTGTTGGTGAAACAGTGGACGTTTCTGTAACTTGTCCTGATGATGAAGAGACAACTGTAACTGTCTCTATTCCTTTAGATGAAATCAAAGTTGTAAAAACTAGAGGACATAAAAAGGATATCAAAATTTCTGATGAAGTTGCTATTACAATGGGATACCCCAGTCTTGAAACATTTGTTTCTATGAATTTTTCTGATGAAGGTGGTGGTATTGATCAAGTTTTTGATATGGCAGCAAGTTGTGTAGAAACAATTTCTGATGCAAATCAAGTTTATGATTGTTCTACTGTTCCTAAAAAAGAACTACTAGAATTTTTTGATCAACTAAGTAGTAAGCAATTTGGTATGATTCAGGAATTTTTTGAAAAAATGCCTAAATTGTCGCATAAAGTGACAGTTACCAATCCAAATACTAAAGTTGATAGTGAGGTTGAACTTGAGGGATTAGCGAGTTTTTTCGCATAGCACTCCTTCACACAAATCTCCGTTCTTATTATGAAGGTAATTTTGCATTAATGCATCATCATAAATGGAATATTGATCATATTGATAATTTGATGCCTTGGGAGAAGGAGATATATGTCAATATGTTGGTAACATTCCTAAAAGAAGAGGAACGTAGAATGAAGGAGCAGCAAAGATCTAGTGGCTAAATTACAAGTCTATAAATTTGTAAATCCTGGAACACTGACAAAAGGTGATCCAGTAGCAGCTGCTGCAAGAAAACAAACACTAGCATTTAATAGACTGGGTTCTACTGCATCGTCAATAGGATTTGTTATTTCTGATTTTGAGAAGATTGCTATTGCTCAGATAAAGGATGATAGAGCAAGGGCACAAGCAGAACGTCGTAGAGAAAGAAGAGAATTAGATTCTGCAGCGGAAGATGCTGTAGAGCAGAAGAAGTTAGCAAAAGAAAAACCTAAATTTGGCAGTAAAATAAAGAAAGTTGCTAAAACTGGACTTAGTTGGGTAGAGAAGTTCTTAGGTCCTATTGGACAATTTTTACTTAAGATAGCTACATTTGCTATTACTAGAGAAGTACTTAAGTGGGTTGGAGACGAAAATAATAAACATAAGTTAAAAGAATTTTTAGAGAAGACTAAGTTTGTCTTTGACAAGTTATTTGGTTGGGCGAAGGGATTTACTGAAAATATCTTAAATGGATTTGCCGATTTAACAGATCCAAATGGATCCTTTATATCCAGATTGGGTGGTCTTGGTAAAATAATGTTGGGGATCATTGGGTTGAAATACCTGATGAATCCATTCAGTTTAATTAGTGATATTCTAGGTTTGGTCGATATGCTTGGAAGGCGAGGTGATCGCCCACCAAGAGTTGATAAAAAAGGAAGGGTTACTCAAAAACCAACAGCAAATAAACCAACAGTAAAACCAACAGTAAAACCTAGTCCTAAACTATCTCCTTTCCAATTAGAGCAAGCACGAAAGGTTGCCACTAAAGAATCTCTTGAAGGAACTGGTGAACAGGTTGGTAAGAAAGCTACTGGACAGGTTTTTAAATATGGTGGTAAAAATATAACTAGGGCAACGCATCGTTTCTTCCTGAAAGTTATCGGAAGAGGTGGTGTAACAGGATTAAAGAAATTAATTGGTGCATTTAAGTTACCACTTATAAGTGGTTTACTGACTGCTGCCTTAAATTGGATCATGGGTGAGTCTATCGCCAAATCGCTCATGATGGGTGTTGGTGATGGTATTGGTACATTCTTAGGTGGTTGGGCAGGTGGCGCTATAGGTGCTCTGGGTGGTCCTGCAGCACCCATTACAATACCTTTAGGTGCATTTGTTGGTGCAATGCTTGGTGGCATTGCAGGTGAGGCAATCGGTGGATACTTATATGACCTGATGCTAGGTAAGGCAAACTTAGGTGCCGACCTTGGTGCTATGGGCAAGAAACTTGTTGGTGGTATAAAAACTCTTTGGAATGACTATATTATGAATGGAGATTTCTGGGCAGGTGCCTGGGAAACATTCCTAAACATCGGTCAAGATGTTATGAGTAGTGCCTGGGGCTCTATGATGAACATGTGGAATTATGCCAGTGGTGCTGCAGCAGATTTCTTCACTCATATGATGGAAGTCTCGAAACCATGGCGTGAAGCAATGTGGGAAGCCTTTCAAAAATATGTTGTTAATGGTCCACAAGAGTTAGTCAAAGTTATCTTTGACACGATCTTATCTGGTGCTAAAGGACTTGGGCAAATTTTTGCTGAGGGTGCTCCTATTTTGATGTCCATTATTAAAACTTCTGCTGAAGCAGCAGTTTCGTGGGCATTTAATAAAGTCAGAGGTTTAGTTGAAGGAATCCGAGATGCTGTAGTAGGATTCAGACCAGGAGAAGCAATTAGCAAGTTGGGTTCATTGTTAGTGATGCTTGGAGCACCACTGACACAGATTCCTGAGATGTTGAAATCTGTTGGTGCTGCAACTAGCAAAAAGATTAGTCAAGCAATAGCAAAAACAAAAGAAATTGGGCAGATGATTATTGATCCCATCATGGGATATATTGAACCTGCTATCAAGGCAATTGATGAAACCTGGAAAATTGTTAGTAACCTTCCAGGGTATGTTTATGACAAAGGTATCAAACCAATCTTTGATACTATTGGTGCTGTATGGAATTCTGGTCCTGCAATCTGGGAGTTTTTACATAGACCAAATACATTCCAAGAAGTTACAGGACAAGAAGTTCCCCAACAAGAAATGTTCCTTGGTGGTGTAGTTAAAAACGTTGGTAATGCTTTTAAAGGTGTAGGTAATGCAGTCAGTGGTGTTATGCAAAGTCCAGTTGGGCAGGTGCTTGGAACTGCTGCATCCTTTATTCCTGGTGCTGCACCTATCATGGCAGGTATTAATACACTTGCTACTGGTAATCCTATGTCGATGTTAGGAATGATTCCTGGCGTAAGTGGGGTTATGAGTCAAGTTGGTAATTTTATGAATAGTCCTCTTGGAGGTATTGCATCGAATGTTATAAGTGGAAACTTTGGAGGTGCTTTACAAGGTGGACTTAATATGATTAGTCCTCAAGTAAGTAATATTGCCAATAACTTTGGTATGGGTAGTATTATTAAATCTGTCACTGGTGCATTTGGTAATGATCGTATAGGTTCTTTGAGACAGATCGCGTCGGAATTAGGAGTTAATCCTGAGGCACTTGGTGTAGTGCAGAATGCGACTCAACAAGCATTCCGAGAGGGTGGTATTTCTGCTAGGTATGCTATGGAGCAGACTATGGAGTTCATTCCTATTCCTATGATTATAGAAAAGGTTGTTCCTATTCCTCAAGCAGTACCAATAAATACTGGGGGAGGTGTTGTGAAAGCAACTCCTACATCTTTGCAAACTAGAATGCGATAATGGCAACTATACAAAAAAGCACAAAAATTAATTTCTACAAGTTTGTACAGGTAAAGGATCCATCTGGAGGAGATGGTGCCAATGCTTCTGTAAAAGCAATCCATAAAAACACTATTGCTGTCAATAATTTAGGTGCAACAGTAAATTCTATTGGAAAAATTCTTGGTGATCTAAAAAAAATACAACTTGCACGACTAGATGCGTCAACCGCAACTAGAAAAGACTTTGATGCTCAATATACAAAAGCAAAGAAGCAGAAAAAGAAGACTGGTGGATCAATAGGTGAAATGTTTAAAACCCCTAGTTTTATAGAGGGGTTGATGAAAATGTTGGGTGGGTTATTAAAGGTTGCTATTATAATCCCTGCTCTAAAATGGTTGGGAGATCCTGCTAATAGAGAGAAAGTAAAAAATATCATAGACGCTATCTCTAAGTTAGTAACTTTCATCTTTGATGTAGCAAAATTTGGTGTAGTTAATACTATTGAAGGATTATACACTTTATTATCAGATGATTCTAGTCCTTGGGAAAGAATAGGGGGACTTGTAAGAGGATTAACAGGACTTGGAACACTATTATTAGGTCTTCGCTGGTTAGCCAATCCAACTAGGATTATTACCGATTTTGGTAACGTATTAATTTTCTTTCGTAATAATCTTATTAAAGGAAGAAGAGGACTATTAGGTAGAGGTTTAGCTCTTGGACTTGCAGCAGCGGGTACTTTTGCTGGAGTTAAAGCATATAACTATCTCAAAGACGGTGAAACTACTGCTACCGAAGTAGAAGATGGTCAAGAACCAGCAAATAAACCTGAAGGATTTTCTAAAGGTGGTAAAGTAAATCTACTACCCCAAAGAGCATCAGGAGGATTTATTAATGGACCACAATCAGGATATCCCGTATCACTGGACGGGGGGAGATCGACCTCGTTTATCGGACACGGACGTGAATATGTTGCTAGAAAGGCAAATGGGGGAGCTTTCGTCGGTCCTCTTAATGCTCCTGGGACAAAGACGCAACCGCATCTAACTTCCAGAAGGATGGGTGAAGCGAAGAGTCAAGGATTTGACATCGGTGGAATGGTGAATGGATTCCAAGGTGGATTTAATCCAGGAAAGGGTTTTAAAGAACCTAAGTCTCAGAATGTTATGCCTAGTTTTGCACCTGAGTCTAAATTTATGTCTCAAGGTGGTGGACTTCCTAGTTTTTCAAATGGTGGCAATTTAAATAAACAGATTTATTTGCATTGGACTGCTAGTAGACATAATTGGAAGGCAGGTCCTTATCACACTACTGTTCAAGGTGATGGTACATTATATAAGCATTTACCATATGATCGACATGGTGCTCACACATACTACAGGAACACAGGAAATGTAGGTCTTTCAATTGCTGCCATGAAAGATTGGAATTGGGAGAGTTACGGACCAACAAAACCTCAACTTGATGGTTTGATGGGAGAAGCAGCGGTTGTTGCTAAAGGTTGGGGATGGAAACCATCTGATGTTACCGTAAAAAGAGTTATGACGCACGCTGAAGCAGCGTCAAACAAAGATGGTAGATCACCTCATGATAACTATGGTCCTCAATTCTGGAATGGTACTGGTGAGCGTTCTGACTTGCATAAATTATCCAGAAATGAAAAAGATGGTACGGGTGGAGATAAACTTCGTCAGATGATGAAGAAATTTATGGGTATGTCAAATCCTCCTCTACTTAAAGAAGTTGGTCCTGGTGCAGGTGCAAATGGTGGAGGAGCTCAGAAAGCAGGAGCGATGAATAGTAGTGAATATGCTTTACTACAACGTTTAGTTCTTGCAGAAGCAGGTGGTGAAGGTAAGATTGGTATGTCACTTGTTGCTCGTTCTGTATTGAACAGGGCAGGACTTATTCAATCAGGAAAAGTTGGACCTGGAATGTTTATGGCGAATGATAAGTCTGTGACTGGTGTTATTATGGGTAGACATCAATATGAACCTGTTAGTAGTGGTAGTATTAATGATAGTAGATCAGCGGCACAGATGCAATCTGCCAAGGAAGCAATTGAAATGGCAAGAAATCCTGCAAATCTCAGAGGAACTCTTGAAGCAGAAGGTTTACAAGCAGCACAAATTAACTACTTAATGGCTTCTACTGGATTTAGAACTGGTTCTGCATTTAATGACCCCTCACAAAATGTCAATGTAGTTAAATATAAAAATCACTTCTTTAATACTGCTGGTAATAAAGATGTCAAACATTCACTTGCTGAAATTGAGAATGGTGGCACTGGTGGTGGATATGGTGCTGGTGATTATGGTCCTTCTACTGGTAATGGAGGAACTGGTTCTAGTTTTGATATGGATAGTGGTAAACCAAGAGCACCATTATCACCAAAAGCAAAATCAATCATAGCGAGTATCACTGGAGGAAAAGCATCGAGTGCTACTGGATTAAGAATTGGTGCTGGTGGTAATTCTGCTCCTGAGAGTAAATTCCTTCCACCAACAGGAACAAATCAGTCATCAATTCAATCACAAACAGATGAAAGAAATAATGCTCGTAATACTATAACCGAAAAAAGTCAACAAATGATTCAGACTGCTCTCTCTGCTATTGCACAACAAAATGGTGTAAATAGTCAAGCAATACTAGCAGCAAAACAAGCAGTTCAGGTGGCAATGTCAAGTTCTAACAATAATCAACCAATGATGGTAGGAGGAGGATCTAGTCCTACGAAATCAATTGCATCAACTTTACAATCCACTCTTAATCCTTTGAGAGGTATACTTAAATGACGATTAAAAGATCTGAGGCAGGAGATGTTGAGGTAAAAGTAAACGTCTTTAGAGATGGTAAAAAACTTCAGAGTGATGATGGTAATGATGATATCTACGATTTTATTGTAGGTATGGAAATTTACGAAAGTATTACTTCATCAACTATAGAAGCAAAACTTATTTTTAACGATGGTTCTGGATTTATTGGTGCCATGACTGGATCTGAATTGTTTAGGATTCAGATTAAAGGGACAATTCTTGATAGATCCTATAATTTAAGAGCTTATGATATTGAAGCAAGAACCAGGATGGCGGCAGCAGATTCATTTATCGTAAATTGTGCCAGTGATGAATTTTTTAAAAATGAAATCAACAATGTATTTGGAAATAGTGAAGTTATATTTAAATCCACAGAGTCTTCTAGTATTGTAGAGCAACTTTTACGTACAGATGGTAGATTTATAAAAACTAAAAAGAGTGTATTTGTTGAAGAGAGTGTAAATAAGCAACAATTTGTATCACCAAATTGGAGACCATTCGATTGCATTTACTGGATTGCACAAAGGTCTGTGAGAAAGGCAAGAAAAGGTGGCACTCTTCAAAATGGATTTATTTTCTATGAAAATTCTTTAGGGTTTAATTTTAAGTCTATCGATAAAATTATTGATAATGTAAATAAACAATCTGAGTCAAAGACTAATTTTACTACAGGTGAAACTAAATTGTACACATATGTGTACAGTACAAAACAATCAGGTACAGCGGAAAGTGATCAATTTAAAATTGAATCTGTTGTATTTCCAGAAGAAAGAGACTTCTTATCTGGATTGCGCCATGGTTCGTGGTCTGGGTTTAGTATTGGGTTTGATCCTGTCACTGTAACACAATCTAAGATGGGGTTGAGTACTGATATGTCAGTTGATGCTTATCGTTATGGAATTTCTGAAATGTGGCCAAAAATGTCACACTTAGGTGAAAAAAGATCAGTCAATCCATTATCAATTATGGATAAGTCAATTCAAGAAATTGTCAACTATCCAAGAAGAGTGAGATATACTTCATTATCAAATCAAATTTTTGATCCTAAATTTCAAGAAAATCCTCAAAAAAATTATGAAGAACTAGTAGAACTTCAAGCATATCAATGGATGAGAATTGAATCCTTAAAAAATATTAAATTGATGATTACAGTTCCTGGCAACCTTGATTTGTATGCAGGATCAGGGATAAAAGTAATTCTGCCTGCAACCTATAAAAGGAATACTACTACGGATATAGATAGAAAGTACAGTGGAAGATATGTCATTGGTGGATTGACACATAAAATTATGGGCACTACAATGATGACGGAAGCCTTGTTATTGAAAGATTCTGTGCCAAGGCGGTCTACCTAAATATTATTTGTATAAAGAAGTACTATGGAAAGTATCGAGCAACACATTAAAAAAGATAAAGAGATCTTAGACGACTCGTCTACATCTCCACAGCAACGTCGCCACATTGAAGGTGAATTGCATGAATTGGAAGATTATGCTGAAAATCATAAAGAAGAGATTGAAGCAGGAGATCATCATGATCCTAGTTACATAGAACTATTCTGTGATAAAAATCCTTCAGAACCAGAATGTTTGGTTTATGAAGATTGACTTGACAAGAAAACTATTTTAATTTAGAATAACCATGTAGGGGTTGAGAGAGATGCTATGAGTCTTGAAGAATGTTTGATAGGTCATTGGACAAATAAGTATCAAGCACAATCAGATCCTACAAATTGGGTTTCTGTCGAGATTATTTGGAAGTCTCATGAAGAGGGTTTCCAATCAATGAATTTTAAAAGATGTGAGGGCCCTAGTAGTCCTTATCGGAAAAAGAATCATAAATTTGTTTATCTCTCTGACAGCGAAGTTATTGTAGAAAATTATCATCTAGACTGGACAAGACACGAAGACTGTGATATACTGTTTACGTTCGACGGTCAAGTTTGGCATGGAGAAATAATCGGTGAAAATTGTACTGGTTATAGGGGTGATAAAGTAATCTCTGAAATCCATGCTTATGGTGACAAACTACATACTTGTGATCGAGGTCTAGACCTAAAAACAGGTAAAATGGTATGGGGTTCTACGGAACTCTATCGTTTTACTCGTAAGGGCGAATAACTCAGCGGTAGAGTGCCTCCTTTACACGGAGATTGTCGGGGGTTCGATCCCCTCTTCGCCCATGAATTAATTATTATGACAATACATCATCCATTTAAGATTCCTATATTACAATATACTGTACCTAATTGGTCTTACTACAAACCTATTTTGTTAGGTGCATTGCCACCTTATGATAGGGAAGACGATACAGTATCATCGGATTACTTAGATAAATCTAAGTCAAATTACTTTGATATCTTTGATGAATTTATAGAACCAGTTCTACAACAATTCAGAAAAGATGTTGGACATGCTGCATACATCAGAAATGTATGGACGCAGCGAGCAAGAAAAGGTGATCACCATTGTGTCCATAATCATGGATCGAATGGTTGGGCAGCAGTTTTGTATGTGGATTATAATCCCAATATACATTCTTCTACAACTTTTTTAAGTCCCTTTACAGAGTTTTCTTCTGGGGATCATATGGATTACAATCCTAATGTTAAAGAGGGAGATGTCGTTTTCTTCCCTTCTCAACTTTTACATTATGCAAATCCAAACACTAACGATAAAGAAAGAGTTATACTCTCCTTCAATATGATGAGTATAAACGAAATTGGTATCTATGAAATGAAACTAAATGAAACTAACTAATGCAATTCTTGCTGCACTTGCAGCGACCGCGATTATTATTCCCGCTCAAGCAGAACCGATTAAAGAAACTGACTACAATACCATGCACTCTATGGGATGTATGCTGTTAGGTGAATGCACCGATGATGTAGTGAAAGTAAACTCCATGCTTGACATCTCATCGGAGTATGATAACACTGAAGATTTCACGAGTGTCACTGGTGAGTTTCATAATATGTTACACTCACTCAATCAAGTTGGTGTAGGTGTATTCCTTGCTGATAGTAAGTATTTCCCTGCAGGACATCGTGGTGTATACCATACTGTATCCAATAACTTCTTTCTAAACAAAGATTTTATGGGTAAACCTGGTACGCTCATGATGGTGATGAGACATGAAGGATGGCACGCTGCACAAGATTGTATGGCAGGCACCATTGATAACTCACTCATTGCTATTATTATGCCAGAGGATGAAGTTCCAATGATCTGGCGTGTA